TAGTGAGCAGATAAACCACTCCTGCTGTCAGGAACATAATTAAGGAAACAAGAGATAGGTAACCCACGACTGGTCCCCCCGTTACTAAGTATAGGAGTGCTGAACATGAACCAACAATCGGAGCTGTAGTTATAAAGTCTTTGAGCCAATTCAAAATCTGTCTCACCATTGTAGGTTGCTCCGAAAACTGAGGCTCTTGCGAATGCTTCTTGTGCATGTGTTTCTCCCTCCCAGAAGTATCTATCTCTGAGTGTATCTAAACTAAATTTATCAAAGTTTTTTTCTTTATCGTAGTTTATTTCAATTCCCAAGTAAGGCTTGGTTCCTATTTTATCTTCTATCATTGTGTTCTTCCAAGTAAAGTGCTATTATAGCATAGTGAATAATCTTATGCAAGTCTAGTGTGTCACTACCATTTTTCTTACCATATCTCATGGCGTATTTCATAATATTTCCAACACAAAATCCTTGTCCATGTCCTGTATCTATTATCATATCTGTAGCTTGATACTTTCCATTTGCGTAATGTTGGTCATAAGTGCTATCAATATATGTTTTTACTTCTTGTAATATTTTATCTTCATTAAATTTATACATTTTTCCATTCCTCTGGTAAAGTATCTTCGCTATACCATTTAAAATTATTTTTTTCTGCCCACTCTGCGTGAGTTCTTTTAGTTCCATCTTTTCTACGCTTGGCTTGTGGCATGGGAGAGTATGGACTTGAGAATAAAAACACTAACTCATAATCCTCAACCATTTCTTCAAATGCTTTTCTTATCCAAACATATTTATTATACTCTGCGTAATCCCAGAACCTACCTTTGGCTTCTAATAAAATTATTTTACCATCAATAATTTTTACGAAGTCTGGTTCATATTCATGCTCTACTACATAAGAAATTTTATCAGAATGATGTTCCCATTCTTTTAAAATGGTGGTGTGTAGCTTATGTTCCCACTTAGAATCATATCCTTTAGGAACATTTTTTTCTTTGGGTCTTACTATCCTAGGTTTTCTATATCCGACCATGTAATGTCCTTTATATTTTTTTTGTTTACAAGTTTTTTAATTCTTTGAGTAAACCAACGAGGAGTATAAGCTGATACTATCATTTTATTGTTGGCAAAAACATGTGTTTGTTCTGGTAAATATTTTTCTATGTTATCAACTGATACTTTAGAACTTTCTTCTTTTACAAGCATAGTTTTTAACCAGTCAACAACAAGTTCTCTAGCTTTTTTCCTAATTTGTTTTGCTTTTTTTCCATTCATAATACTGTTGAGTCATAATTTTTAACTAACTTCCAATAATTAAGTAAGCTATTAAACATTTCTTTGTGTTTTATATGTGTGTCTTTATCCCAAATATGATATAACACTATGCTTGTGTCTGCTCTATCTACAAAAATAGATACTCTATGTGGGTCTTCTATATTACATCCCTGTGCATAAGCAGATAACTGCATACCATGTTCATCATAAACTAAACGAGCAGGGTCTTTACCTTCAAGATTATCTTTTGTTTTAAAGTCAATAAATATACCTGACTTAGAGTATAAATCTATCTTACCACCATAACCCTCACTAGCACAAAAAGAATCTTCTGCAATCCATTCTTCATTAGGAAAGTTTTCATCCAACCAAGACTGTATAATCTCATATACTTTAGTTTTACCCTCTCCTAAAAACCCTCGTTCTATTTCAGCGTGTATTTTTGTTCCTTGTTTTGCAGCCTTTAAGCCTACATCTCTACCTGCATTTTTACATTTACTAATATAGTCTGGGTCATCTTTATCTATATTTAAAGATGCTTCTAAAGCTTGTGTAATCTTCCAATTTTCTAAGGAAGGTTTAGCTGCGATGCCTATAATCGTAGTAACAGAAGGAACAAAACCTTCTTTCTTAGCATCCCTTAGAGTAGTGTTTCTTTCTTTACCATTAACACCTATAATAGTATACATAGGATTACCATCATGGTCATACCAATGACCTGCTTCGGATTTGTAATCATTCTTTGTTGTCATTTTCTAACTCCTCAAATGTTTTATAAACATCAGATGTAAATAATTTTTGTATACTTACTAACCACATTCTACTTGCGTTATGGTCACCACCACTTACAGACTTTTTAAAGTCTAGCTTTTCCATAAGTTGTTTAAGTTTAGGAACATCAAATATAAATGTGCAAAATGTATTATCACCTATACATAGATTGTGAAACCAGTAATCAGCTTCTGTAGTAGTGATACCCGAAGGTTTACCATAACATTCGTACTCAATACAGATGTTTCCTGTTTTCATCCACATACCTCTCTCAGATTTTACTTCTATTTTTTTATTCGTAAGCATCTCTGCTATCTTATCTTCTCGTATAGTTCCATACTCTAAATCAATATCAAACTTTTTTCTATTTTCTTTAGTGGGTTTCATACCAGCTTTCTCCTATTTTATATTCGCCATCCAAAGGACAACGCATCTTGTAAAAATCACCTGCTTTTCTAATACACTTTACGCCAAGTCTACCCACGAAGTCTGCTTGTTCTTCCTTGACTTCGATTTGCCATTCATCATGTATGTTGGCAACTATCTTAGCATCAATCGCATTTAATTGCAAGTCCTCATAAAGAAATACTAAAGCTTTTTTCATAGCAATAGCACCACCACCTTGTAATAAACTATTCAAGGCAGAATGTTTATGTCTTATAATTATTTTTCTACCGTCTAAACCTTTTAAGTATTTCTTTTCTGAAGCTCTGTCAACTCTAGTCTTAAGAGTTGCAAGTGCTGGAAGACTACTAAGAAAGCGTTCTCGCAGTTTACGACCTGACTCTCTGCTTCCCTTAATAACTCTTCCAATCTTTTCATCTCCTGCTCCGTATATGAGGGCATAGATGAAAGTTTTTGCCTCATCTCTTGATTTAAGTCCAGCAAACTTTTGGTTAGTTGTGTGAATATCTCCGTTGATAATTTCATTTACATACTCCTCGTCAGCCATATAGTGTGCTAACATTCTTAGTTCTAAACCACTTGCATCTATACCTACAAGTTTATATCCTTCGGGAACAGTCCAACAAGTTCTACATTCTTTACCATAAGGGCTGTATATAGCAGGAACTTGAGCCATGTTAGGATTTCTGTGTGCCATTCTACCTGTAATAGCACCTGTACATATAACAGAACCGTGAACTCTTCCATCTTTTTTATCAACAGCATCAATCCAAGAATGAACTTGTGCTAATCTTTTTTGATAAAGTAAAAAATCAGCTATGAGTTTTGCTTCTTTTATATGTGTAATTTGTTTTAAGGTATTTTCGTCAACAATAGGTCTACCAGTAGGAGTAAACTTTTGAGGTTCCCATCCTAACTCTTGAAGTCTTTGACCAATTTGTTGCCTTGAACCTAGATTAAACTCTTGTAAAGTTTTACGCATGAAAGGTTTTTGTTCAAGCTTACCCTCTATTATATCAATGTATTCTTGTTGTGTCAATCCCTGCTTTGAAAGTTTACCATCTTTTTTAAGTTTAGGTGTAACCATTTTATCATCAACCCATATTGGTTTAAATGTTTTATGAACTTCATCTTCTGTTTCTTTTAATTTTGATGAAAGTTCTGATGTCAAAAGCATAGCTTCTTTTTCATCAAATAGAAATCCATTTTGTTTTTGTTGTTCTAAAATATAAGAAACTCTATGTTCTAAACTTACTGATTCTTTTGAAAAACCTACAGACTCTCTCTTTAAATAATTATATAACTTAGCATTTATTTCTACATCTGTTTCACAATACTTCAACATGTCCATAGAAAAATGTGTCCATTCTGGAGAGTCTTTTTTAGGTAGTCCTAATTTATAACCCCACTTTTCTAAGCTGTGCCCACCTTCTCTCATAGGATTAAACAACCTAGATAAAACTAGAGTATCAACAACTTTATCTGGATGATATAAGTTTACATCATATAATTTTTGTATTACTGGTATATCAAAACCAATAATATTGTGACCTATAATTTTATCTGCTTGTTGTAAAAACTTTATGCCATCTTCTATAGTATCTTCATAGAAATGATAAAACTTTCCTTGTTCATCTCTAGCAGAGATACACCATATAACTTGTGCATCAAGTCCGTCTGTTTCAATATCAAATACTAATTCCATTACTCTCTACCTCAAATTCTGAATCTTCATACTCAGATAATCTACCTGTATCTTTATCATAAACCAATGAACTAGCCATGCCCACATCACCTGTGTATCTAGATTTTAACACACGCAGTTTTGTTGTTCTTGCTTCAAGCTCGTCATCAGATTGTTGATTTCTTTCTAATGCTATCACACAGTCGCTTAATTGTCCAATACTATTAGAGCCACGAAGGTGAGAAAGAGAAACTTCAATACCATTTTCATGTCCTTTGTTTCCATCTACTCTTCTTAGGTGAGACACTAGAATTAAACCTGCACCTGTCTCCTCAACTAAACTACGAAGTCTAGTCATGATGGAGTCAATAGCTCTTCTTTCATCACCTTCATGAACAGCACTTACGAGCATATGTAAATGGTCTACAACGACCCACTTACAATCACAACCAACTATGAGATATCTTAACTTGGAAAAGATATCGTCTATCTCGTTTGTGCCAAAATGTGCATGTATAAATACTCTATCTTCTTCAAACACTTTGTCAAACATTTGCATGATAGTTTCTTTATCAAACTTTTCTCTTTCTTGGTCAATGTAAAGTCTTGCATTAGCTTCGATTGAAAGTATACCGTCTACTGTTCTCTTCCAATCTTCTTCCAAAGCTATTACACCTACATTATCTTCTGTATTATTTATAAGCCAATGCTCCAACTCTCTAGTGACACTAGACTTACCCAGTCCTGTGCCACCAGTAAGAGTTAAGAGTTCCCCTTGCCTTAAACCATATAACTTTTTATTTAAACCTTCCCAAGGAAAAGCTACACTCTCTTTTCTCTCTCTGTTTAAATAAGATTTTTTCTTGTCTGAAACTTTTATAATACCACTTGGAGTATATACTTTTGCATCCCACCATGCTCTTGTAAACTCTTGATGTTTACCCTGTTTAAGCATATCGTTTGCATCCTTGTAGCCATTAGGTAGTGTTAATATTTTTGCTTTGTTTGGTTTTAATATTGTCGCTACTTTTTTGGCAGCTTCTTGACCTTGCTTATCTTTATCGAAACATATGACGACATTGTCAAAACTTTCGATGTATTCTAAACTTTCTTTTATGTCTTTTACTGCTGCTGCTGCACCTCTTTTTATACTTACACATGCCCATTTACTGCCTAGTAATTCAAATGCAGCCATAGCATCACATTCTCCTTCGGTGATTGTAATATATTTACCACCTTCTTTAAATAAGTTCTGACCAAACAATCCAGAACCCTGTAAAGAACCATTGAAAGAAAATCTTTTGTCTTTTACATACCTTGTTTTGGTAGCACATTGTTCATTGTTTATATAAAAAGGATAAAGGTGTTGTGCTAACTGACCATTTGAGTCATAAACCACCTTTACTCCATACTTTTCTGCTGTTTCTTTTGTTATATTTCTATCCACAAGTTTGGCATATATACCTCCATGTGGATTAACTACTGTAGTTGGTTGTTTTACATATTTATCCATTGATGTTACCTTGTTTTCATAATTAGTATAAAATTTATCACAGCTAAAACACTTAGCCGAGCCATCTTCATTAACTGATACAGCATCACTACTGCCACACTCATGACATGACACATGATACTTTACAAATTTGCTTTTTTCCATAATACCCTCGTTGAATTAAAATGGAGAGGCGTTGTTCATATGATTGTCGGAAGCAATCAAACTGGATTTATACTTTAATAGCTATCCACTTTTACGCTAACCTCTCACTTGGAGATATGAATTAGTCTTCTGAATTATTATCTGTTTCTTCTTCGACTACTTCTTCTTCTTCCTTTACTAGAGCTTCTGGAGCATCTTTCAAGAGGGCTTCGAGATTGCCCCTGTGCGTTGAACTAGCAAAGTTTAAAGACTCTAATACGGTTTCGATAGTTCCTACCTTATTAATAATCATGGTAGCTTGATTTGCGATATCAACACTATCTATCTTTGAAACATCATAATTAAATGTTCCGTCTTTGTTTTTAATAGTTATAATCATATTAAAACTCCTCCCCATCCCCATAAGGGTCTAGTTCTGAACCGTCTTGAGATTTTAAAGGAACTAAATCTAGAACCTGCATAGCTTGGAAATCTAAGCCTTTAAATGTTCCAAACTTATTCTCAGTCTCCCATTCGTTGTATTGAACTTTAACTGTAGAACCATTTCCTATTACCTCATCGATAATATTCTTGTTCTTATCAAAAAGTTTAGGTGCATTTCTGACCATGCCATTTGGACCATTTACTTTTCGTTTGATTACTAAAGCTCTCCCAACTGTGGAAGAATTTCCTTGCTCATCCTTTACAGATAAGTCTTTTACTCTAAACCCACGAGCTTCAAAATCATTTGCGACATCATCATTCACCACTAAATCTACTGTATACACAGGTTCAAAAGTAGTATTTGGTGTAGTCACCGAAGCCCAATAAGCTTTTCCTTCTAATACTGCCATCGTTTACCTCCTTTGGCTTTTATTTTGTTGCATTATACAACGGATTAACATCTTTGTCAAGTAAATTATCCAATTTATTTACATCAATGTCCTCTAATATTTCTATTAGAAATTTATCCCCAACTGTTTCAACAGAATGAGGCATGTCTATGCCATGTTTTTCTTTTAAAATATCTACATAAATATTAAATTCTTTATATTCTTCTCGTGTTAATATACCTTTCATGTGACCTCCAGCGACCACCAGCTAGGTTTAGACCTACCTCGTTCCCACTTGGCATAATGTTTTTCGTTAATACAATAGTTGCGATAAGCAACAATCGGGTCATCATTTTTATACTCCTCTGGCATTGCCTGTGCTACTGGTGTTTTAATCCAACCAGTTCTTTTAATAGTGTCTGGTATCTTAGATAAATGTTTACCAAGTTTAGTTATACTTGCATGTGTCTTACCATATCTATGGTTATATTCTGTTCCTAATGCTAAGAAATGTCTGTATAACCAAAAGTAATTAGCACTACATTCCCTAGCCCATATAGTGCATGGATGATTCCAATAGGCTCTTTTGTATAGTCCTACTTCATCAGCATAATCATCTCCATCTAGTTCTCTATGTGCTGTGCATAGCATCTGTGCTGTT